CACAATTGAAGACAATCCCTTTTTAAAAGAACAAGTAAAGATTATTCGATACGCAAACGGTCAAGAATCTATTACCTTACTCAATGGCGCACGATATGAGATTGTAGCGGCGACGACTGAAGCTAGTAGAGGAAAGACTGCCGACTTACTTTACATAGATGAGTTGAGAGACGTAACACCCCAAGCCTTTAAAGCTGCCGTGCCAACGACTAGGGCAAGACCTAATTCGCAAACGTTATTAACAAGTAACGCCGGTGATTATTTTTCTGAAACTCTAAATAATCTTAGAGAAAAGGCGCAAGAGTATCCAAGTCAGACTTTTGGCTATTGGGAGTATTCCGCACCCCTAGCAGCTAGGACAGACATAAAAAACCGAAAGTATTGGGCAATGTCTAACCCTGCTCTTGGTTACACGGTTACCGAAGAAGCAATTGAGGAAAGTATTGCGACAAACACCATTGAAGCCACAATGACAGAAACTCTTTGTATGTGGATAGATTCTCAAGTCAGCCCTTGGAGTTTTGGCAGTATTGAGGCGTGTTCGGTAAGTGAGTTATCTTTACCGGTAGGGGCAGCAACAATCTTTGCTTTTGACATAAGTCCGAGTCGTCGCACCGGTTCACTTGTTGCCGGTCAGATAATAGACGGCAAAATTGGTATTGGCATTATGGAAACCTTTAGCTCGGAAATTGCAATAGATGAACTTAAAATGACTACAATAATCCACGATTGGGCTTTGAAATATAGACCGGTTCAAATTGCTTATGACAAGTATGCAACTGCCAACATAGCCCAAAAATTAGAGCAGCAGGGTCATAAATTAATTGATGTGTCTGGTCAGGCTTTTTATCAAGCTTGTTCGGAAACCGCTGAAGCTTTGACCAATTCTAGAATTGTTCATAGCGGGCAACCGGAGTGGGTTTCTTCAATGAATAATTGCGCTGCAAAACAGACAGACTATGGCTGGAGAATTATTCGTAGAAAATCAGCCGGTGCAGTCGACGCCGCTATTGCTAGCGCAATGGTTGTTCACCTATTGAGCAAACCTATTTCAATACCAAAGATTTATGTCTGAGTTATCTGATATAATTAACCAATGGGATTTTTTCGTAATTTAGTCGGATTAGAACCTAAACCACAAATTCAGGCACAATTAGCACCGCCGGTAATTTCTGACCCGTTTCTTTTTTATTCACAATTTACACCTTTCCAAACTGTAAGCCGAAATGAAGCTATAAGCGTCCCTAGCGTTATGCGTTGCAGAAATTTAATTGCTTGCACTATTGGCGGTATGGAACTCAAGACATATTCAAAAGCGACGAAAGAAGAATTACCTAATTTGCCTTTTGTAAATCAATTATCTAAATCTGCACCAAATAGTATTATTGTGACTGCACTTGTAGACGCTTTACTTTTTTACGGTGTCGGGTATCTAGAGGTCACGGAAGTTTATCAAGACGACAATCGTCCGGCTAGGTTTGATTTTGTAAATAACACTAGAGTTACGGTTCAATTAAATAAATTAAACACCTTCGTCGATTTTTACAGCGTGGACGGAATTGAAAGACCTATGTCTGGAATTGGTAGTTTAGTTACTTTCCAATCACCCATTGACGGAATACTTGTTGCCGGCGCAAGAACGTTGAGAGCTGCAATTGATTTAGAAAAAGCCGTTAGTGTTGCGTCAGCAACGCCATTACCTTCTGGAGTGCTAAAAAATAACGGTGCTGATTTAGGAGAAAAGGAAGTAGCAGGTTTGTTAGCTTCTTGGCGTTCGGCTAGAGCAAACCGGTCAACCGCTTATTTAACTTCAGCTCTTGAGTATATGCCAATGTCATTTTCTCCTAAAGATATGATGTATGTAGACGCCTTGCAGAATATGTCTTTACAAATTTCTAGATTGTGTAATGTTCCGGCTTACTATATTTCAAGCGACCAAAACAATAGTATGACCTACGCCAACGTCCAAGACGAAAGGCGTCAATTTGTTTCACTATCTTTACAGCCTTACATTTGTGCAGTAGAAGACAGACTTAGCCAAGACGATTTATCAAGTCAAAATAATTTTATAGCGTTTGATATGGATTCAGGATTTTTAAGAGCTAACCCGCTAGAACGATTAGCGGTTTTGGAAAAAATGTTAGCCCTTGAATTAATCACCGTTGAACAAGCTAGAGAAATGGAAGAATTAAGCCCAAATGGAAATTATTAATTTTAGTGCAGATTTAGAGGCTTCCGAGTCTCGTCGTATTATTGCCGGTAAAATTGTGCCATTTGAAAATGAAATCGGGGCAACCTCAGCAGGTAAAGTAATTTTTGAGGCAGGGTCAATAACAATTGACGAACCTAATAACGTTAAATTACTTCTAGAACACGACCCTAAAAAACCTATTGGTCGTATGAAAAAAGTTGAAGAAGATGAATCAGGTATTTACGCTGAATTCAAAATTTCTAACACTAATAGAGGAACTGATAGCCTTATTGAGGCAAGTGAAAACCTACGTTCCGGTTTAAGTGTTGGAGTTGAAGTTATCAAAGGTAAAAATGTCAATGGAATTTATAGAGTTAGTGCCGCCCGTTTGTTGGAAGTCAGCCTTGTAAATGCTGCCGCTTTCCCAACGGCTGCGGTCACTTCCGTAGCTGCGTCAGCAAACGCCGAGGCAGATTCAACCGAAACCAAAACAGAAAAAGGGGACATTGTGGAAAACACAGTAACCGATTCACCTGTTGCGTCCGAGGTAGTAGAAACCCAAGCGGTTGAAGCTTCTCGTCCAACAATTTCAGCACCAATTTATACACGTCCACGTTTGGAGTTTACTAAGGAAAAATTCTTGGAAAACACCTTACGAGCAAAATATTTAAATGATGAGGACGCACGTCAATATATTGTTGCCGCTGCTGACACTACTGACAACGCAGGTTTAATTCCTACTCGTCAATTGACTGAAGTTATCAATCCATTGTCAAATGCAGACAGACCATTTATTGATAGCATTACAACAGGCGCACTTCCTGACGCTGGCATGAGTTTTGAAATTCCAAAATTAACTCAAGTTCCAACTGTTGCAGAAACAGCTGAAGGCTCAGCACCGTCACAAACAGACCAAAATGTTTCATTTTTATCTGTAAATGTTAAAAAATATGCAGGTCGCCAAATATTTTCCGTAGAACTATTAGACCGTTCATCACCAGCATTTTTCTCAGAGCTAGTTCGTCAAATGGAGTTTGCTTACGCAAGCGCAACTGACGCAGCTGTGGGCGCAACTCTTTCAGCAGTTGCAACAGACGGAGGCAACCGCACAATGACAGCAGCAAATATTCAAGATTTCATTGCTGACGCAGCAGTTTCAATTTATTCCGGAACTCTTGGATTTGCTGAAAACATTGTTGTTTCACCTGACCAATGGGGCGCTTTAATGGGATTAGTTGACGGTTCAAATCGAGCAGTATTTACTCAGACAATCAACCCTCAAAATGCTTCCGGTAATTTGACACCTACAAATATCAGAGGAAATATCGGTGGTCTTAACCTTCGTGTATCACGCTACCTAGGTGGAGTTGGCGACGGTTCAATTATCGTTGTAAATCCTCAAGCATTTACATTTTATGAGTCAACAAAATATCGTTTGGAAACCAATGTAATTGCAAGCGGTCAAATTGATGTTTCTTATTATGGTTACGGCGCAATTGCCAATAAGGTAAACGCTGGCGCATATAAGTGGATGATTGCTTAATTTTTCCTAAATAGGAAATCTCCGTAAAGGGGCGTTGGAAGCCTTCGCCCCTTTACTTTAAGAAAGGAAAAACTTGCCGGCTACTTTTGTTACCGAAGCTGAACTTCGCAGCGCACTCGGGATAGGAAATTTGTATTCTTCTGCCGTTGTTGAAGAAGTCTGTCAGACTGCCGAAAACGTTGTTAAATCTTATTTGTGGTTTAACAAAGCTTATGTCGCTGCAACAGAATTAACAAGCTTGACTGTAACAATAACAACAGTAGAGCCTCACGGTTTTCAAATTGGGCAGAGCGTAGTCATAACAGAATCAGGGTCGACCTTTAACGGAACGCACACAATAGTAACGGCAGACGTTTACACTTTCACTTACACAATTGCTTCAGGTGCAGACCAAACAAAACATTTAGTTAGACCTTACGGAGTAGTTACCGGCGCATTTCACGGAACGAGCTACGGAACTGTTCCAGAAATTAGAGAAGCTAGCATTATGATTGCGACTGATGTTTGGCAAGCTAGAAACAGTAGCAATTCTGGCGGCGTATCTCCAGACTTCCAACCTTCACCCTATAAAATGGGAAACACTTTAACGGCAAGAGTCAGAGGTTTGTTAGCGAATCACATTTCTCCTAAGAGTTTGGTTGGCTAATGACTGTCGCCGTTACGACACTAAGGTCAACCCTTGCGACAGAGTTAACAAACTCTGGGGTGTGGCAGGTTTTCGCTTTTGTGCCTGTCACACCCATACCAAATTCGGTAATAATTCAATGGGACGACCCAATGCTAGAGCCGTCAAATAACTCTTATTCTACGGTAGCACCTAAAGCCAATTTTAAAATTATTTGTGTTGTCCCTATGTTTGACAATCAGGGCAACCTTGCAGGTGTAGAAGATTTACTTGTTGGCGTGTTTAATAAACTAGCTAGCACCACCGCTTTACAAGTAAGTATTGGAGATGTATCAGCCCCGCAAGTTTTAAGTGATGTTGATATGCTTCAAGTTGAAATGTCCGTCTCGATTATGACAAGTTGGAGTTAAACAATGGATAAAATTTATGATGTTCCTTCCGAGGACAAAGCTTGGCTTGAGAAAGTCGGGCAAGTAACAAAAACAGAAAAGCCAAAACCGCTAACTAAGAAAGATGAGGAATAACTTATGGCTATATTTCTAAACAATAAGGTCGGAGTCAAAGTTAATAACGTTGACCTTTCCGACCACGTAAGCGCAGTAACTATTAATAGAAACGTTGACGAATTAATTGTGACCGCAATGGGGGATAGTGGAGTAAAAAGAGTCGCAGGATTAGAGGATAGTTCAATAACTATTAGCTTTTACAATGACACCGCAAGCGCAAACGTGCTACAAACCCTACAAGCTGCCTTTGGAACAAACGTAACCTGTAAGTTTGTGCAAGACAAAGTTCCGGCAATATCAGCCACAAACGTGTTGTATACTGCTACTTGTTTAGTTAACGGTCTTACCGATATTAACGGCAGCGTCTCAGACCTAGCCGTAATTGACGTAACTTGGACTGTTAGCGGAACTGTTGCACTTGCAACTTCAGGAACTTTCTAAGGAGAAAAATGATAAGGCTAAAAATCACCAAGGCTTCAGGTGAAGTATCTCAATACGATATTACCCCTGCGATTGAATATGCTTTTGAATTACATACGAAAGACGGATTTAACAAGCGATTCCGAGAGGCAGAAAAAAATTCGGACGTCTATTGGCTCGCTTGGGAAGCTGAAAGACGTGCCGGTATAACGGTAGTTCCATTTGGGGAAAAGTATCTAGAAACTCTTGCCGAGGTAAAAGTTGAGGACGCCGACTCCCCAAATGGCTAGTGCGGGACTCTTTTCATTGGCTAGTTGCAACGCTAGCAATACGGACAGGGATTCCGCACTCGGAATTTATTAATATGGACAGGTCACTACTTAAGGCGACACTCGCCGTTTTAAAAGAAGACGCAAAGGCTAGGGAAAATGGCAGTAGAAGTAAAAGGTCTAATAGAGCTTAAGAAAGCTTTGAAAGACTATACGCCTGACCTAGCAGACCAATTAGATGTAGAAATTGAATTAGCTCTTGGCGGGATTATAAAGAAAGCTAGAAGTTATGTTCCTTCTACTTCTCCGGTTAGTAATTTTGGTTATAGAAAACGGTCTAGCGAATTTACTGTTGGCGAGGGTGGAAAAAAATTAAGAAAATTCCCTCTGTTTAACTCAGCAAGAATACAAAAAAAGATTGAATATAGTAGCGTTCCTAGAAAAGTAAATCGCCGAGGATTTAAAGCCGTTTATTTTATAATTAACAGAGACCCCGCCGGTGCTATATATGAGACTGCTGGTAGAAAAAACCCCGCCGGTCAGCCTTGGGTTGGAAGAAAAGGTGACCCTTATAATCACGAAATAAGCCACTCAAATAACCCGCAAGCCGGTCAAGAGTTTATTCAGGCTTTCGGTAAACTTACTCAAGGCAATGTTGAAAGTTCTACTAAAAAAGGTAGGTATATGAAGGGTCGAGTTATCTATCGGGCTTGGGCTGAAGACCAAGGAAAAGCAAACGCAGCAGTTTTTCAAGCTATCGATAACGCCAACCAAAGATTTAGCAAAAAACAATACTTTTTCAAGGCTACATAATGAGCGTAGTAATTGATATTGCCGCACAATTTACGGGACAAAAAGCTTTTAAAGGTGCGGAGTCAGCAGCCGATAAATTAGGTAGAAGCGTCAAAAGGGCTCTAATTGGCGTTGGTGTTACTGCTTTTGCCAAGTCTGCAATTACCGCTTTTGCAGAAAACCAAAAGCAATTAGAGTTATTTAAAAACTCTCTCAAGAATATAGGTTTTCAATTCGCTACTGGAGACGCACTTTCCTTTTTAAACACTTTAAAATTGCAGTATGGAATTGTAGATGAACAGTTATTGCCGGCTTATCAGCAGCTATTAACTACCACAAAAAGCCTAGGGGCTGCACAAAATCTAACTAACCTGTCCTTAGACCTAGCTGCAAATCAAGGAATAAGTGTAACCGAGGCTGCTGACATTTTGAGCAAGGCTTATTTAGGCAATACAAAAAGACTAGGAACTTTGAAACTAGGATTAGATAAAGCCACGCTTGCGTCCGGTGATTTTGCAAAAATAATTAAAGAAGTAACAAGATTGACCGCCGGCTCAGCCGCTGCCGGTGCTGATACTTTTGCCGGTAAATTACAAAGAATCAAGTTAGCAGCAGACCAAGCTAGGGAGTCTATTGGCGAAGGTTTAGTTAATGCGATTTTAACGCTTACAAAATCGGGCAGCGTAGAAGAATTACAAACAAAGATTATAAATTTTGGCTTGGCAGCAAAAACAGTTTTTGAAAATATAGGTCAAGCAATAAGCGAAAACATTAGATTAATAAAAATATTAGGGACTACATTAGCGACTATTTTTATTGGGACTAAATTAATCGCTGGTATTGTAGCCGTCCAAGTTGCAATAAAAACTTTGAGTAAGGCTTATAAAGCTTTAACAACAAGTGCCGCCGCCGCCTCTGTCGCCTCTATGTTTGCTTTAAATCCTTTAGGTGCGGCGGCTATGGCTGCTGCTATGGTTTTGACAATTGCGGGGGTTGTCAAATCTTTAGATTTATTGATTGATAAAGCCGCTGAAGCTCAAAGCACTATTGCCGAAGTTTCAGGGTTTACGGAGACTCTGAACAAATACGGTTCACCGGCTTCTAACGCCGCTGCTAAAGCTGCAAAATTGGCTAAAGAAACTTTAGCAATTGACAAAGCAAGATTGAAAGTATTGCAAGACCAGACTAAATTAAACAGGGCTGCCGCATTATTTGATACAGATAAAATACAAATTATAGCCGCTTTGCAAAGAGATATTACAGACCAAGAAAGATTGAGGCTAAATTTACAGCTTGCTTTACTAACTAAAAACGTTGACGAAGCTGACCGCTTATCTAAAGAACTTTTAGTTTCTCAAGGTAGGACGACAGGCTTAGCAGCAGTTATAGCGGCACTTCCTAAAGCTTTAGACCCTTTTGCAGATTATCCGGATTATGTCCAAAATGCTCTTGCAGAATTAGCCAAAATTGCCGCCGCACAAAGAGAGCTAAATTTGTTCCAAGCAATAAGAAAACAAAGCGACGCAGTTCAAGCTACAAAAACGCAATTGACTCAACAGAACGCCGCAACAGTATTAGCCCAATCACCGGCTGCCCTTGCAGAGTTTCAAACAATCACCGGCGCAATGGAAGAACTAAACGTAAGAAAACAAGGTGGCGTAAGTGTAACTATTAACAATGCCGGAAGCGTAGTTTCTGACGGTGACCTTGTTAATCAAATTAGAAATGGATTGTTAAACTCAGGCTTGTCAGGTAGTCCAACTGCAATAGGTAGATTGTTAGGTTCTTTCCAGTAATGACAATTCCTGCAACGCTTGACGTATCGCTAAATTTTTCTTCCGGTGCTACTTTTGGAATTGATTTTACCCTTGACGATTCTGCAAACGGTATTTTAAACACAAACGTTTTATCCGCTTCTGGAGTTCCCGCCTTGGTAGTAAACTTAACGGCTCAAACTAGGAATATTAGTATTCGCCGAGGTCGTAACGTTGCAAGAGATATTTACGAGGCTGGCAATTGTATAGTTTCAATTCTTGACCCTAACGGTGACTTTAACCCACAAAAAACTACCTCTCCTTATTTTGGAGAATTAGAACCTTTAAGAAAATTGAGAATATCAGCAACGGTTGGTGCTACAACATATTATTTATTTAGCGGTTATACAACCTCTTACGCCTATCGCTACGACCAAGGTGAACAAATGTCTTATGTCGACATTTCTGCAACAGACGCTTTTCGGTTATTTAACTTAGCGAGCGTCTTAAGTATAACCGGACAATCTGCTGGACAAGATACCGGAACTAGAATTAATAAAATTTTGGACACCGTATCCTTTCCCGCACTTATGCGGAACGTCGATACTGGTAATAGTTTGACCGTCGCCGACCCTGCAACACTTAGGACTTCTCTTAGTGCCTTGCAAAATTGCGAGTTCTCAGAACAAGGGGCTATGTTTTGTAACCCTGCCGGAAATATAGTTTTTAAAAACCGCACAAACGTTATAGCTAGTGCGGGCTCAACCCCGACTGAGTTCAACCAAACTACCGGTATTCCATACACAAACTTACAATTTGCCTTTGACGACAAGCTGATTATTAATACTGCAACAATGACACGGGTAGGCGGAACGGCTCAAACGGTAGCCGACGCCGCTAGTATTGCGACTTATTTCCCCCACTCCATTTCTGTTGCAGATTTAGTCATAGATACAGACGCTAACGCTTTGAATATAGCCACAATATACACGGCTA